AAGAAGAACGCGCACGATATACACGACCTGATCCTGTGGTTCCCTCCAAAGTCAGTACAAAACTCAATGCCAGTATTCAAGGAAAACCTCCTGGAAATCTCGCGGTTTCTTAAGAGATCCCTTAGTAGTATGGAGGAATCTCCTAAAGATATCAAGAGTCCTATTCTCGAGAAACCAGTCATACAGAAACAACTGTCCCGATTGGATCATGCCGTGAAGGAGGCCTCTAAGCGGATTAATTTTACCGTGGCGAATGATCCTGAGATACAGAGAGCCATTCAAGTGGTGGAACGGTTCCTCAGGAAAAAGAAGCGCGTTTGTTATGGAGGCCAGGCCATTAATGCATTGCTGTCAAAGGAAAGGAAATTCTACGATGAGAAATATTCCATCCCCGATTATGACTTTTTTACTCCTTCGTACAAGGAAGATTCCAATGCTCTCGTGGAGGAGCTGAAAAAGGAAGGATTCGACGATGTAAATATTAAATTCAGTGTCCATGAAGGAACTAGTAAAATTCTGATGAATTTTATCCCAGTTGCTGATTGTACTGATATGCATCCCGCATTCTTTAAGATCGTTCAATCCCGTGCAAAAGTGGTGAATGGGATCTATTTTGCAGATCCTGATTTCCTTCGGATGATGATGTATTTAGAGTTGAGTCGGCCACGTGGACAAGTGGATCGCTGGAAGAAAGTCTATGAACGTCTGACCTTGTTAAATACAGAATATAAGCCTCCTCGGTGCATTGATCCTCTTCGTCTGCCGACGAATGTATCTATTGATGAGCGAGGAGCTATCATTGATATGGCCATTAAGAGGAAGCGTGTACTGCTGAGCCCTGAATGTCTTCTCTTCATGAAGGAAGGCACGGGAAGAAAGCCCCTCGAGGCCTTACTTGCCATGGGTGGTCCCGTGATTTTATTGAGTCCGCAAGCCAAGGTGGATGGAGAGGATATTGCCGATACACTGAGGATTTTACATAATGGGCACGGCAAGGTCACGGTCGAAGAAGTCATCAGTTTACATTCTGATTTATTTAGCTTTACGATGGTGAAACATATGAAACGTCCCATTGCTCTCCTCTTTCAAGAAGACGCGTGCCATTCCTATAACATGTTAGAGGTGGCGCGGGGGATCAGTTTACGCACAGGCAGTGTCGACTTGCTGTTACAGATTTATTATTGTATCTCTATCTTTGGGAAGAAGGAAAAGGAGTACTTTCTGACGCCTGTATCCTGTTTGATTGAACAGTTGCACGAGATTGAAGAGAAGGCGAGAAATAGTCCTTCTCATTACGTGCCGGCGTTTTCAATTCAGTGTTCAGGTCATCAACAGGGTATTGCAACCCTCTTGAAAGAGCGGGCGAAACGAACAGAAATGGAGAGGAAGAAGGGGGGGAGACGCACACGGCGACTGCGCTAGGTGCGCGAGCTTGCAGCTAAAAACATATTGGCATATCCATTAATGGGAACAATCGAATATCCCATTGACTTAATATAGGCAAATAACTCCTTGTGTTCAGTATTGGATTCAAAGAGGATAGGAGGATAGTTACTCCAGCGTAAGGTATTCACGGCTCCCTTGAGCGCCTCGAGTTCATTTCCTTCAATATCCATCTTTATACATCCCACATCACGTATCGCAAAGGAATCGAGGGTCAGTACATCCACGATCTCTGTGCCAATCGTGGGGGCGCCTTGAAGGCTCGACCCCCCTCCGTCGACGCTCACAATGTTGAGGTTCTGTTTCCCCACCTGGGCTGGAGATCCGATAGCGACCTTATGACAGTAGACATTCTCGAGATGAGAGAGAGCGACACTCCCACAGAGAGAATAATAGGTCATTCGTTGGGGTTCGAAACTGTGGACTTCTTTACAGTGTTTAGCTAACGAGACGGAATACGTTCCTGAATGGGCTCCTAGATCAAGAAAGACTTTATCCTTGCGGCAGAATTGGGCAAACCAATCGATTAAGGATTGTTCAAAGAGGCCATGGGTGGCATAGTAGGTCAGATTAATCTGGGGTAAAATGTGCACTTCCTGTTTATTCAATGCCACGAGTTGATTATCAGCTCCTGACTTTGCGAGAAGAAAGTACTTCATAGAGGGTATTCGCGTCTAAGGTTTAAACGCTGAGCTTCGCGTTAAACCCCGAGCTTCGCTGGCTCATAACGCGAAGCGTTATATCCCGAATGCTGCGCGGGTGGCTGTAAAATCGGCCAAGACTTGGCTAGCTGTCAGAGAGGAATTAAATACCTTGAGTACTCCAAGTTCAGCTCTCATTGAGTAGCTTCCTCCTAAATATGAACCAACGTTAAAGACGCCTGTGGTGGTAAAACTAGTCGCCGTGGTAATACTTGACACATTCACAGGGATACCATTCACTAAGAAGACTGATGTATTAGTTGATTGGTCAAGAATTACTGTCAGATACTGCCATACATCCATGGTAATACTATTGGATACTGTGGAGGGAACAGTCCAATTTCCAGCTGTACCATTTCCATTTTCAAATAAGATATTCTTATCTGATGACTGCCAACTATTCCAGGCAAACTTAAATCCTGCCGTATTTACGTTAGGAAAACCATTTGCCAAAATGGCATTAATACTGAACTTATCCCTTGGATACAGCCATGCACTGATGGTAAAGTTTGTACCAAAATTCTGAGATCCAAACGAAATACGACCTCCTGTAAAGGAAAATACTTTCCTGCTAATACCTGTACCATCCGCAAAGGATACCGCGCCAGAAATGGTTCCTGCTGCAGCACCTAAACTACCAATATTATTCACGGTTGTTCCTGTGCCTGAATATGAAGAGGAATTTGTTGGATCAATCATAAACCATTCTGCAGGTAAGGATGGATTGCTGGGAGTTACAGAAAGTCCATTTGAACTTGTGCTGACTCCACCACCATTAAAGGCACGGAATTTAACAGTTACCGCAGATCCATTCGTTAGTCCTGTGACAGGAGATGGACTGAGAATATCTGGTGGAGTAAGATCTGTATACGTTGTCCCTGAATCTGTAGTAACCTGATAGTTAACCACAGTTCCTGTACCAGCGGTATAATAGACATAAGCATTCGTATTACCAGGTAAAATATATAAGAGGGTTGGTGCACCAGGTGCCGTGTCTCCAGTTGGTGGAGTTAGATAATAGGGATTCGAGGGAGAGAGATTTTCTTGGAGTCCCCATTTCCAGGCTAAATATCCTTCAACCCGTTGACGATCGGAATCGGCAAGGGCAGATGGATATACAATGACTTCTCCAACAAATCCAGCGAAGGCTCCTCCACTGATCGCCCAGGTAAGAGATCCACTTAAGGAAAGCCCTGATGTTCCTATACCATCGACATCTGTAATTTCTCCATTCACATAGACATATTCAGTGGTCGAGACTACCACGCTAATGAGAGCAATTGTGGGTGGAGTCGTGATAATATCAACCCCAGTATCGTCTTGTCTATCCGTTCGGGTATTGATCGCTAGATTACCTGATTGGCCTGGATTTGTATTGTTAAAGAGATCGAAATAGCGATAGTTATTTTGGGTATAAAACAGTTCCGCATTTCCTGTTCCAAGAGACGTTTGGTTCACCACCATAAAAAGACTAATTTCATCTGCTCCTAAACTGAAGGTTCTGGCTAGAGAAGTAGCATTCGCTTGAGTCAAGTTCAGCGCTGGACGAGCATTGATTCCAGATGGTTTGTCATAGGTAATGGCACCTGTAGCAGTAAAATCATTGGTCGCTGAAGAACTATCATTCCATCCTGTAACCTGGGATCCGCTCAGAACCAGTTTTGTACCATCCTGTCCGTCTAACCATAAGATGAGACCAGCAATACTTGCAGGAGTAAATGAAGTTGGGATAGGAGCTGCCGTCACACTGGATGAAGCACTTGATCCAACTGCATTAATTGCTCGAAGATATATCGTATAGACGGTACCATTGGTGAGTCCACTGACTGTAACAGGGGATGCAGTCTGGGCTGGGCTGAAGGAAGTGAAGGTGACACCGTTCGTGGAATATTGATAATTCGTGATTGGGCTTCCACCATTGCTTCCAGGAAGGAAGAATATGGTTAGCTCACCATCCGTAGGAATGACGCATAAACTGAGAGGAGCGTCTGGGACAGTGGGTTCTGCTACAGGGGCACGGGGAGGTTTACTCAGATAGTCTGCTAATTCAGCTCCCGTGGTCAAGGCTTGCCCCTCATGCAGAGTTAGCATAATTGACGCATCATTATTTGGCATAAAGGCTTGTAAATTAATGATGGTTCCTTCATCGATGGCCTGCTGACGTCGAGCATAATTCGCAAAGGCCACGCGACCCGCAAGGATCTCGTAGCGCTGTTGATATGTCATTGGTTCTGGCATTCTATTTTTACGCAGTTATTTCATCCTACATCGACATCGCCAAGGATCCATCCTCCGCCTTCGCCCTCATGGTCTTTAAGTACTCGGCACTTGCCTTGGCGTCCTTCAGAAAGGCCTGGAGATCAAGAGTCGGTGAGATATACTTTTCAGCTAAGATGGATTGACGTTTCCGTTCAATGGTCTGTAAAAGCGTCTTGACAAGAGCGATTTGTTGTTCTTCTGTGAGATCATCAGGCATAACGCACGACTGGGATGCCTTTTCCATACGACGTGTATCCTGGACACTCATTGGACAAATGCCAATAATGGGCGCGAATCCTTCCGTGGGGACGGCGGCGAGCATACGTTTCGTCATCAAGCGCAGCTTTTCTTTCGTATCTTTATCTTCTTCCTTCAGAGGTGTACCGCCGGCGATTACCGTCTTCACACTTTTTACACGAAAAGCAAGTTCGCGCTGTGCATAGACAATCATTAAGACAAAGCGTGCGCCAATATCGGAGGGGATTTCATTCAGAAAGGTGAGCCAGTCTGCGTCAGTTCCTTTGGGATACGTAAACGCAGGGCAAGCTAAGGGAGGAAGGGTGATATTGGTCGTTAAATAGGCCTCTACCTTTTTTACCGTCTCAGGCGTCTGTTGTAATGAATTTCCCTGTATCATTTGACCAACGACTGAGCGCAGCTCAGCATAAATGGAACACAGATCGTCATTCAGGTAGGGGTCGAGGGCGGTGCGAATTGTCGTTTGAATGGCTGATTCACTAACGTCAACGAAACCCTCTTTGACGAGGGGCTGCAGGGTTGCATTCATATTCCCTAACGGTTTCGTCTTGAGAAACCGATTCACTTGTAAATAGCTAATTGTTCCGATAAAGGTGAGCGCGAGGAGCGCAAAGATTCCTTTCGCTCCATCCATTTCTAGACCTTGAGAAGATTAAGGAATGGCGAACACAGAGGGTGGTCGTCTGAGTCGGAGAATACAAAAGCAAGTCTACTTTAATCGAAACCCGAAAGTCATCGAGAGCTGTTGTATTCCCCGGACAACCTTGTCCACCGATATAACACCACCTGAAAGTTTACGATACACATCCAATCCATTTCCTGAAACCGTGGAAGGACAAACGAAACCCCGAACAACCTACCAGGGTGGAGTATCGCAGGAACAAATTCAAGCCCTCTTAGCTATCCTTGCTGCGAAGAAGTATTCGACTGAGTCTGCACGTATTGCTGCTATTGAATGTAATGGCTATATTCCTCCCTTTAGCAGCATTGTTCCTCCTGTTCCAGTGTGTCCTCCTCTTCCTACACCGCAACTACCTCCCATGATTCCCGGAGCCAATGCCAGGATGTGTGTGGATATTCGGTAAGCGACAGCAGCGTCAGCCATATTCGGTTAAAGGTATTGATCTTGATATGGCTAGTAAATACTTGATCCTAGTAGATATGGGTGTGACAAACCGTGATTCTTCTCTCTTAACCATGAAACGCAGAGGTATCGCTGAACAAAGTTATTATACCCAATGGAAGGCTGCTGTCGCTGGACCTGTCGTACAACAAGGTCTCACTGCACCTGGGAAAGTGTCTGCTGAAGTGATGAGTCAAATGAAACTCGGCTGCTCTGCCTGCGAGGCGGTGGCTGGCAATGATCCCAATAACGTTCCTTACCCATTCAATCCTAGTTCTGGTGGAGCTGGCAGAGGATATTAAAGATGAGCACCAATACTTAAGCAATGATCACCTTTGTGAGTGCGTTTCTAGATTTGTCAGAAGATAGAACCGCCCTTCGTTCCGCTCAAGTATACCTTACCCATTTCAAGAGCATTGCTGACACCGGAATTAACATTCATTTATTTTTAAATGAACGATGTCGCGCGTGGCAGAATGAATTAAGTTTATATAGCAATGTATATATCGAGTATATTGAATTGGAAGACTTAGCATCCTATACCCCTGCGGCAACCTTACCTTCCGTACGAAATGTCCCGAAAGACACCTTGAATTATTTGATTTTAATGAATGCAAAAACAGACTTTATATATCGAGCAATCCTAGCCAATCCCTTTAACACCAACAGCTATTATTGGATTGATTTCGGGATCTTTCATGTGATTCGTTACCCCGACGAGGCGCAGGCGTACTTGAAGGACATTTCTTCCCGGTCTTTGCGAGGATTAGCTATTCCAGGATGCCACGACTCGCGTCCTGTATCCTATGATCAGATTTGTTGGCGCTTCTGCGGAGGAGTCTTTGCGGGAGATAGGGAAAGTTTACTACAGTTTCACGAGTGCGTCTCTGGGGCTCTGTCAAAGGAAAGGATGACCTGGGAAGTGAATCTATGGGCGGAACTTGAATGTGCGGGAAAGATTCAGCCTGTGTGGATCCATGCGGATCATAATGATACGATTTTACGACTTCCCGACCAATTATTTTCTGAGGAAAAATAGATGAATCAAAATTCCAACTCCTTAGATGTTATCTATACCGATTTTAATCAAAGAGAGTTAAAGGCAACCGTTAGCGGAAATGCTGATGGGTTAGTCGTTACTCTTTCTGATGATGCAAGAGCAGCTGGATGGCCAGATAGAGCAACTGTAGATGTGAATGAGGACTATTTATCAAATGGTCCTCAGAATGGATCTCAAGAGGGAATAAAGAGCATTGAAGAGTTTAAGAAAATCTATATTGACGGAAAAGTTATGTTTCGAGGGGGAACCTTTAGTCTTCCTCAAGGTGGAGGCAGGAGGAGCAGATCCAGGTCTAACAAGTCCAGGTCTAGGTCTAACAAGTCCAGGTCTAGGTCTAACAAGTCCAGGTCTAGGTCTAGCAAGTCCAGGTCTAACAAGTCTAGGTCTAACAAGTCTAGGTCTAACAAGTCCAGATCCAACAGGCGCTAATAAGTTGTTTGTTTAGCTCATGAAATGGGTTATGCAAAGTGCTCGAAATATTTACTCTATTTAGTATAATGGCAACATTCCCAAAGTCACTCAAGGTCTCTGCTAAAGGATCGCCTCTGCCCCTCATTGTCAAGGGTCAAGGTGTATGCATCTTTACATCCCAGAATACGAGCTGTGTCCTTAAGATCTATGACGCCGCTCAGAAAAACGGACTCAAGGTCGTCTTTACACAAGACGCGGTGAATGTCTCTCGTCTTCCAAATAATGAAGCCCTTCAAGATCATACGAATACAAAGGGTCTATCTAAAGCTAACGGCGCTTACTACTGGTTCAGTCTTGATGCGCAGAACCAGATCCTTTCGGCTGGGATTGGTGAAGCGCGTATAGAGACACAAGTATACAGGTTCGTCTTTCCCTCTGACCCCAACGTCTGGGCAAACAATAAACTCTTCTTAGAGTCTCTTAGCCAGATCATCAGTACGGATATTGTGCCAATGCGTCTCCTCCGTGACCCGATTACCCTGAACGTCCCCCTTCTTGTCAAAAACACTGACGATCTAACGATGCTCGATATTGCCAAGGGAACCTACATGCCTAAGGCAAATTTGAACGCCTCATCTCAGCAACTGTACGACTGTATCGCTGGGAAACAATTTGTCCTTGACACGGATGATTTTCCTGACTTTTCGAAAGCGATTGAATACAGTCTTAAGACTCCAGGCTTGTGGTGTAATACCCGTATCAAGGAAAAGAGTGAAGAGTTCACACCTGGACATCCTAATGTGGCAGAAACTTATTTGCGTATAACACTCGGTCAAAATAATGGTGAATCTCCTGGTATCCCGTATGTCATGGAAATATGGCCAGTAGGACATTATAGCCCCATTCATAATCATGGAAGTGCAGAGGCAGTTATTCGAGTCCTGCATGGTCAACTGGACGTAAGCCTGTATCCCTTTCTGTGCGGTCAAAAGGATGGCATTCCCCCTTTTGCCATTCCCACCATCCAGAAGGATGATATTACTTGGATTAGCGAAACTCTGAACCAGACTCACCAACTCCATAATCCTGCTACAAACAGCCAAGCATGTATCACCATTCAGTGCTACATGTACGATGGTGACAATGTCGTCCACTATGATTATTTTGATTACATTGATGAAAATGGTTCTATTAAGCAATATACGCCAGATTCGGATATGGATTTCGTACAATTCAAAGAAACCATGCGCAAGGAATGGGAACAGAAGGGAGGAGTGCAGAAAGCTCCTGTGCAAGCAGTCGAGGCAGTATCTCCTAAACCCCGTCTGTTGAGTTACTTTTGTATGTGAAACAACTCGTATGTGAAACAACTCGTACTTTGTTTAGCTGATCAAATCATCAAAAAAAAGTACCGCCTGCGGGGATTGAACCCGCGACATTGTGGTTAAAAGCCACACGCTCTACCAACTGAGCTAAGACGGTTTGCCGCCTTAGCTGAGAGCTAAGACGGTTATGCCTAGTTTCCTAGGCCGGATACCGATACCGGGTGCTGCCCCCGGGCCAACGCCTTGAAAGGGCGCTATCCTAACTGTTAGACTATATCGGTGCATTACTCTAGGAGGGAATCGAACCCTCAATCTTCAGCTTAGAAGGCTGACGCGATATCCATTACGCTACTAGAGCTAGAGTTGCCCCCTTTGAGAATCGAACTCAATACCTTCTGCTTTACTTTGTATACAAGGCAGATGCTCTACCATGTGAGCTAAAGGGGCGCAATGAGACTTAAGGTGTCTCCAACCTGTATGCGCCAGCTGGTAATCGAAACCAGGTTATCAGATTGGAAATCTGATATTCTACCACTAAATTACTGGCGCGCGTGTCAATTTGTTCAGGTCTTGAAGGAGACCCTATCCAGGACAGCCACGAGGAGGCTTGACAATTGTCCCATATACCGATACCGGGTGCTGCCCCCGGGTCAACGCCTTGAAAGGGCGCTATCCTAACTGTTAGACTATATCGGTGTGTGGTCTAGGCGGGGATCGAACCCGCGACTTTGGCGTTACTTAAGTATACACAAGTGTATAAGCACCACGCTCTACCAACTGAGCTACTAGACCTGGTGACTCAGGGGAGTGCCGCCCTCCCTACCTTTTCCGTGTAAAGGAAACGCTCTACTGATGAGCTACTAAGCCGCTACGAGGAGTGGGAATTGAACCCACCCGGATTTCTCCAGCAGATCTTAAGCCTGCCGCCTTAACCGCTCGGCCATCCTCGTTTATGTGTGGTGTGGTATAAATATTTAATTTCCGAGGCTCCCTGCGCCCTACGTGTAGTAGGCCTCAGTGTTTAAGCCTTCGTGACCTTCTTCAGAACCTTCTTGACCGTAGCCACGCTCTTCTGAGGAACGGGAGCAGGAGCCACCTCACTCTCCTCATCCTCATCCTCGACAAAGGCAGACTGAGTGGGCACAGGAGCCTCCTCCTCAGCCTCAGCCTCAACCTCCTCATCCACGAAGCTGTAGCCAGAGATGCCACCTGCAACCTTGTCAATCCTCATGTGCACTGCACGCCAGCTCAGACCGAACTTGTCACCAGCGAACCACACACTGGTGCACTCGATCAGGCAGGTGAACTCAGACTTCCTCTGCAGAAGATCCTTGAATGGCACGTTGGTGATAGGAGCCGCATGAGGATCTGTGCGGGACTTGGCATCGAACACCACAGTCTCAAACTCATCACTGTCCTTCTTCTTGCGCAGGTTCAGCTTGATGTTAGGAGGATAGCTAGACTGGTTGCCATCCTTGTCGCGACTGAACTTTGCACAACGAGTGTAGTTGTTTGCAACCACCTCCCTGGAGAACTCCTTCTTGAACCACAGCTTGCAGTTCTTGGTTGCAGTGTCAATCATATACTCGTCGATGTCAGACAGCGCCTTGTAAAACTCATTCGCCTTTGTGCCCTCCTCATCGTAGCCAGTGATGGCCAGATCAATGGAATACTTGAGTGCCCCACCCTGCTTGTTGTCAAAGCAGTTGAAGCCAAAAGGGGAGGGAAGACTGGGAGTCTGGAAGGTGAGCTTGTTCTTATCACCATCATAGTTTACATAAGCGCTCTTGGCACCCACCGTCCCAGGAATGGGGCGAGGAGCAGTCACGGTCATCTTTGCGAGCTTGAAATTCTTTGGCTGAACGATAGGAGAAGACATGATAACGAGTTGGACTTCCTAGGAGAGGCAGCCGCCGCGTCAACTTTTTTTGCCCATTTTTTTCGCGGCATGTCACATCCTCTGTCGACGAAGACTCCTCCCAAGAGGGGGCTACTTTTTTTTTTGAAGTGTGGTTTTCCTGCCTGTCATCAGAATTTTCCTGCCTGTCATCAGAATGAACTACGGGGAATATATGAGAAATAAGCAAAAATCTCTTAGCCAACTCATCGGCAGACAGGCCGCGCAAGATGCATCCCAAGTCACCTTAAAGAACCAGGCTCTTGCCACCTCATTTACCACGACGTCCTTCATTTCCTCTTACACAGGCTTAACAGGTAAGGGGTTTGTTGGAGTACCTCTTACGACACAGATATCCGACCCTAACTCTTGCGTACGAGTATCAAATGGATTACACAATGCTGACGTTCGGCAGAATATGATCGGCTATGCTCAACATGCCACCGTCTGTCAGAATATTGAACGCCGTACCACGATCCTTCCTTGTGCCACCATCTTAAGTACCGTGAAAAATGCCCCCAGCACACTGAAATGCCCCAAAGACCCTGGCCAGATCTTTCGCAATCCTACCGAACTCATTGCAGACCAGGGAAGACAGGCCGATTTGCGAACAAGGTTTAATCTTCCTAGCAAATTACAGGGATTACGTGGTCCTGTGTATAATGCTTTCTAGATTAGTCCGAAGTTGTACATATATAACAGTTCATTCTGTCGCTAGGGATGACCGTAGCACACTGGCGACAGGACGAGTATAGTTCATTCACTCCCTTGTAAATGCTTTCTTGAATATCACCTCGTATATCCGTAATCAATTGAACCATCGTAGATCCGTGGCTATAGATACAATAGCCATAGCCGAACTGAAGAACAGTCTCACTCTTGAACACACTCTGTGGAGGAATATATCTAGCGCACAGCTCGACGTAAGAGCTCGTGGGATGGCCATCGCCATACTGGACAGCAACGAGCTTGTTCAGTTCAAAACAGAGAATTTCGTACATGGTGGACTGAGGAAGGGGAGCCGGCACGCCTTCAATTTTTACAACCAAGGGTATACTTCAGCAACCTCAGGTAAGGTACGAGCAAACGCAGTTAAAATGTATAGAGCTCCACATCCCTGATTCCCCTTTTCTGGACTGGCTGTTAACAGAGTATGCATAAGTCCCAGGGTATATTTCATCCACCATTTCAACGTATGACATTCATACGAGATCCGATTGGGGTGTAAAAGGAAGTGCCGTTTGTGTCCAGGGATAATGCGCTCCTTATCCTGTTCAGTCAATTGAAGTTCTATTACCCAGAGTCTATATAAATGGCAATAGAATTGGCGATGGGTTTCCACGGTCATTCCTTCGAACCAGGCGACGTTGACTCCGTATCCATGGATACGAATGCGCAAAAAGACATCCAGTACTTTTTGATTCCAGCGTTGTTCCGAGGTCAAGGTCTGGCTCACGTAGAGAAGAGGAAGGGAATGTTTCTGTAGAAATTCAGAGAGAGTCTGTAAACGGGTCAAGACGGCAGCGGGGATTTCTTCCTGAGTAAAAGGATTGGTGACGTGCTGTTCATATTGCATGAGTCCCATTAAGAACCGACTGTCGAAGATCCACGTGCGCTGCCCATCGGTATAACTAAAGCGATACGTGGCTGGTATGGATGTTACAGGATCTAGGGTGTAAATGTCCGTATCATTGCTAGCTAAGGTCGGGTTGAAATAGGCGAGCCCGTGACGTCTGAGTAAGGGGAGAGCAGTTACACGACGGAGAAAGGAGAGTAGCTTTTTACCGGCGAATCGTTGTGTGCGAGTCAGTAGCGCAAGAGGCTTCTGCCAGATAGTTTTTTTCTTGCATCGGTGATGTACAGAACAAAAGTCTCCTTTCGTAGTATTCCGATCACAGCGTGATGTTGGATCTTTCTTTGATTTGATATGTATACACTTAGGCTCTTGCATACCTTCTGCTCTGCCGAAAGAAGATTGCGACCGGGGGGATTTGGACGAGTGAGAATTGAGAAAGAATAGGGGTTCTAGAATCCGCATCATTGGATGAGCTGGTTCAAAATAAAATAAACGCAGTAGAAAAAATCGATTGATCCCGGCATTTTCTGGGGGCAAAAAATTGATTTGACGTCACGAGCTTACGAAAAGTCCAGTGCGTAAAATGTCCTCTTCTTCTACCTCCTCCAGTAATATAATGAGCTCCTCTACCGCCGCCAAGACCTCTAAGAAGGTAAGCAAGAAGACCGATGAGCCCGTGGTTGTGGCCGCCCCTGTGGTGGAGACCCCTGCCCCTGTGAAGAGCAAGAAGGCTGCTGCAGCTGCTGCTCCTGTGGCCGCCCCTGTGGCTGCCCCCGTGGCCGCTCCCACTGCCACCGAGGAGGTGGTGGAGGAGGTGCGCCTTGATGCTGAGGTGAAGGCCGTGACCACTCGCCTGCTGGCTCTGCGCGAGATGGTGTCTGAGCTGGTGACTGAGTCCAAGCGTCTGGAGAAGAAGTCCACCAAGCTGCAGAAGCTGGCGGACAAGCGCAGGAAGCGCAAGGCACCTGTGGAGGGCGAGGAGGCCAAGCCTGCCCGTGTGTCCATCTTCCAGATCCCCACTGACATCTCCCCCCAGCTGTGCGCCTTCCTGGGTCGCCCCACTGGCAGCCAGGAGAGCCGCTCCAACGTCACCAAGTTCGTGACTACCTACGTGAAGGAGCAGAACCTGAAGAACAAGCACGACATCAACCCTGATGCCAAGCTGCGTTCCCTGCTGAACGTGAAGGCTGATGAGAAGCTGACCTACTTCAACCTGCAGAAGTACCTGAACCCTCACTACCTGAAGAAGGCGCCTGTGTCCGCCTAAGCGACCAGCGGCCTGTGTCCGCATAAGTCTGTGTCCTCATAAAACCCCTAAATCCCTAAATACTTAGATTTCCTTATATTTTTTTGTTAGAGTCTCCTAGACGCTATCAAAACCACACGGTATCACATCTAAAGAATCGTTCGTATCTATACGAAGATGTATCATATCAAAGCAGAATCCTACGATTCTCAAGATCCCCTGTATACCAAACTCAGATCTGACGACACCTATTTTGTTCCAGAGGCAAGGGTTGCAAAAGATTATTTCCGAACAGGTATTTATGAGCGCGGATATATTAGCTGGGCAGTTGAGAACTTTGCCCGCGAAGGCAAGGATGTTATTGATATTGGAGCCCATATTGGATTATATACCGTCAAGCTAGCAAAGGTAGCCCGCAGAGTCCACAGCTTTGAATGTTCCCCCAAGAGCTATAATTTTTTATGTGCAAATATCCTCCTCAATGACCTCAGTTACAAGGTCACCACCTATAACACAGCACTAAGTAATAAGAAGGGCACCACGAAATATTTCATTCGTGATCCAAATGACGGGGGAGGGAATGGCATATCCGAATTTGAGAAGGATGCAAATACTCCTAGCATCGATGTTCCTATGGTCGAATTAGATTCATTTAACTTAACCAATATTGGATTCATTAAGATCGATGTGGAAGGACATGAAGAATATGTCTTACGCGGGGCAGTTGAGACACTTCAGCGGAATAATTACCCCCCTATCCTATTTGAATCTTGGCCTGAACGATACACGGATGTTCCTGCAAAAGAACTGCGCACACGTTTATTTCAGTTTATTGAATCCCTTGGATACAAGATTATACAGGTTCAGGGAGGGACGGACGACATGTTTTTGGCGACAAAAGAATAGCTTAAAGATTAAGCCTAGCCATAGGTAATGCACGAAACTCTCCATCCAGATATCCGAGGCTACATTGAATCCATGAATCCTGTTAGAGGGTGGTGTTTTCATTCTGGTGCGAGTGATTTCTTTGTCCGCGTCCAGTATGCTGACTCGATGGAGATGCTGAATCTTTTCGAGCGCGAAGATGTCTCAATCTTCTATAAGCGCCCTGTCCACGCCTTTGGCTGGTCATTTGAGAAGAAGGGTTCCTATCAGCTGCAACTTTTTTATAATAATACCTGGCTTACTTTTTTCCGCCACGAGGCTATGATTACTCCTCAGATTACTTCTGGTCTTCCCTCCTTCCTGGTCGTCGATAACTTCTACACAAATCCTGATGCCGTCCGCAGCTTTGCTCTCCAACAGAATTTAGTCGCCCATCCTAATAATCATAAGGGCATTCGTAGCGATGAGGTCTATCGCTTCCCAGGGCTCAAGGAACGCTTCGAGACGCTCCTGGGAACGAAGATTCGTGCGTGGGAAAGGTATGGGACAAATGGCTGTTTTCAGATGAATATTGCGGGGGAACAGGCCGTCTACCATAATGATCAACAGCAATATGCTGGTGTACTTTTTTTAACCCCTAATGCTCCTGGCGCTGCAGGCACAAAGTTTTATCGGTCAAAGTGTGGTGTACGTAAGCCCGATGACTCGAATCATGCATCTGTCTTTCAAGGCGGGTTCTACGATTCAACCCGCTTTGAACAATTAGATGTCGTTGGAAATGTCTATAATCGTCTTGTACTTTTTGATGCCAAGTTGATCCATGCGGCAGATACATATTTCGGTAAGACGAAGGAGGATAGCCGTCTTATCCAGCTCTTCTTTTTTGACCTGGAAGATTAAATCCCCGCATGCGTAAAGCGCATGGAGGTTCCCACGGAGGGCGAGGCAGATGGATGTGGTAAGGTAATACCAAATCCATGTAACACAGCTCTGCGTGCTACGGTATATCTCCAGGCATATGACTGACGATCATTGACCTTATTCTCTCGGCGAAGCACATCCTCTTGATCCGCAATCCACTGAGCTTGTGCCTTCCATAAGGACTCCGCTTTCTGCAGACTTCCCTTGGCTTGAATGCCGACGAGAAAGAGTTCTGCCCACGTTTCCGTCAAGGCTTCATTATCAACCTCTGACAGACCTTCATGATCTGTACAGGCCGCGTGGAGAAGTTCATGCACCAGAACACGGCAGACTTCTTCTTCTCTGTAAATGACGATGGTATCATTCGTACAGGCATACGTATATCCACCATTCACATGTTCAGGACCAGGTTCAGTTCCATCTGGACGAGTGCGCAAGCTAGGATGAGCAAACCAGACGATACGCCAACTGCCTCTTGACGGCTTTGAAGGCTTTCCAAACGCTGTAAAAATCTGTGCAAACATATCCCAGGGTATCTCCGTGTCAGGATAGACGATCGCAAGGACTTTCGCATACTCACTCGATTTTGTGACGAGCGAGGCTTTTCCTGCCCGAAGATCACGCAACATGCTATCTTTCAGCTCGAGCCGGTCAAATTGATCACTGGTTTGCTTGAAGATATGATCTAAATCATCATCGGTCGGTTGATCATCTACCCATCGGAACGAGCCAGTTCCTAAGGTACGTACAATGGTTTCGAGAACCAAGGGGATCATATCTTCTTCTTGCGTGGTTTTTTCTCCTTCTCCACTTTGACATAGGGAGGAGCGAGAGCATTCCGCAAGGAACACAGGTACTGTTCCCAGAGAATAGGGATACGATAGGACGGCACCGTCTGACCTGCTCCTGTAAACGGCTGTTTAATACAGACCGCCGCAACAGCAGCGCGCGTTTCCTTCGATAAAGGCAGCGCGTCAATGGCGAGTAACCAATGGTGAAAGCCATCCGTCCAGCGAATATTTCGATGTAAAAGGGCATAGACAATCGCCCTAATTTTTTTCACATCAGACAGAACCGGTGGGGTAGTCAGCCATACCTTACAAATCTCCTGCAGTTCTTCATGAATTGACAAGATCGACCCAGCATCTCCTTTGACATGACTCTCGAGCTTGATTTTCTCCAAGGAAATATCGTGCCCTGGACTGGCAACGGGAATTTCGAGGCACCAATCCGCGAGACGAAGGGGTAAAGGATGTTCACTCGTCAACCAAATCACCGTATCCTTCGAATTTTCTTCCAGAAAGGCCTGTAAAAGGATGATCGATTCGCTACTGAGAAGATGCGCGTGATACAGGACGAGGCAGCGCTGCACGTGGCCATTACTGAGCACTTGACTTCCGCGTCCCCATTTGATCAGAATGCTTTTGATATACTGTTTATCTTGAAGGGACATGCGGGAAATATCAAATCCCCAATGCAAGAAAGACACTTCCATGGGGAGAAGAGCCTTTTCATCGGACTCCTCTTCCTCGACCTCGGCAGTAGAGGATTGGACATCCTTTTGCAGGGGCGCATTCCAGGGTTGATTGCGAACAACGTAGGGTTGACCCATCGAAGCCGCCCAGGTCTGTAATTCCCGTTGAAGAAGGGCTCGCTTTCCTGATCCAGGTGGACCCCTCCAACACATGGAGGTTGTCTTATAAGGTGTATTCGATAGGGATGTATTGGATGGGGGTGTAGTATACTTCGATGTAGGTGCCTTGTGCATAGCTAAAGTGTGTAAGAACTATTGCTTTAGGGCATAGCCAAGGTCTAAACGGATTCCTGACGACTAGATAGGATGGAGTGGCAGTTACCTGTACAGAAACTAGAAGTAGGAAGTATTTACATCGCATCCCCTTGGTTACGCGAAACGAAAGAAAAGACTAGCCCAATCTCATCGTTGTCGTATATTGGATCCCACTTTCGCATGCCGTCCGTGTCAATTCTATTCCCCCCGCTTCCGATTATTGACTATAATGCATCATCTGGTAAATTGGTCATTGATATCTCAGAGACGAGTCTTGCCTGTACAAAGCTGGCTGCATTCCAGGAAACCATCCTGCAGTCAATTCTGTGTCACCAGGCGGCGTGGTTCGGCACGTCCTATAGCATTGAAGAGATACGGTCTAAATATACTCCCATATATAAAGACAATCGCTTGATTCTTCATTGCCCAGTCAGCACCTTTTCGGGAACCCCTGGAGCACCGTTATATGTGAATGGGGAATGGAAAACGGGATCGAATGAGACGTATTTAACAGCGGGCACACGGATTCGAGTCGCTGTTAAATTGCACGGTATTTCGTATTTATATCACCCGACGAGTATTAATCTATTGGCGGAAGTTCCTGATGGTGTGCAGCCGAAGACTGCATGGAGCGGAAAGACCCGGATTCAGCATAAGATTGTGGGGATACTGGTAAGCTAAGGCGACTGGTAAGCTGATCTAAGCTGATCTAAGCTGATCTAAGCTGATCTAAGCTGATCTAAGCTGATCTAAGCTGATCTAAGCTGATCTAAGCTGATCTAAGCTGATCTAAGCTGATCTAAGCTGATCTAAGCTAAGTTCCATTATGTTTGATTCGGAAGAGTAAAAAGGTGTAGACCAGTAAGGAAGAGGCTAAGGAGGCTGAGGTCAAACAGAGGACAAACAATTCATTGGATTCATCCATGCCTCCAATCAGATCAAAGATATAGACAGAAAAGAGAATGAGAAAGCCAATTAAGATGGGGAGAAAGTTTTGTAAGGAATAATCTTGAAAGGAATACACTTGTCCATTTGCAGCAGTATAGCTTGCAATCGTAGGGGGTAATAGACAGAGACCTAATGCAGCAGCCACAGCGAGCATCGGGGAAAACCGTGTACCGAGTTCTTCTCTGTATGCAATGACTGCGATCAGAAATCCAAGGGTGAGAAGTATATTAATCACGAGAGCAGCTTGAAAAGAAGGATTCATCTAACTAGACACAACTTTAATACTAAAGCATGATATATGTAAGGTGAGCATGGTAAAAAGATAAGCAATTGCTACATACAGGAAGACGGCCTTTTTTCTTGAAGCAGCATCAAGAGAATTAAAGAAGAAATAAAGTGAAGCAGTCAAGATAAGAATAAGAATTGGATATGTGGAGAAATATGGTGTAATTGCTTTCATAATAGCATCATGACCGGACATTGGGTTCATGATGGGAAAGATAGACATCAGGATGGAAAGGAAGAAGAATATACTAACCAGAACTACAGGTATCCTTAAGTCCATACTATACGATAGGGTGAATTTTATACACTCAGATTCATTTGCGTCAGTAATAGGGAAACATGGAGAATGACAAAGCTAGTTAATAGCATAAAGATCACAGCTCGATTGAAATAGTATTGATTAAACACCACGTAAAAGAGAAGAAGAAAGACGATCGTGGTCACCACCGTTCCTACCCACCAATATTTCAGAGTGGAGGGATCTAGCTTATTTAAATCGACACCTGATGCGATAAAGCTATATCCAAAGGTTATACATAAGGCGACGGAGGAGAGGATGACGTACGTCAGGGGATTGGTAAAGATGGATTTTGCAGATGTCATGCCAAGTTTACCTAGGGCTGTATAATCGCCGCTAGTAGTGATATTTTTCACTGCGCTTGCGAAGGTTGGTTTTGCTGCTGGTGCTGGAGCTGGGCTTGGTGCTGGGCTTGGTGCTGGGGTTGGTGCTGGGCTTGGTGCTGGGGTTGGTACTGCTCCTCCTGGTATCATTTTCTATACTAGCAGCAGAATGAAACGTTACCATATGTACTTCTTTTTCCTCAAGTTTCTCTTAATCATTCAAACCGTCCTCATCCTCCTTCAAGTCCAAAATCCGAGTCAAATCTCCTACATCGCAAGTGATATTCTCTTCAAAAGCTCCCTCGGCATCTTTTTGATGGTCTTCTTTACGTTCAGTACTATACCAACGATGGACAATTACGATAAACTCATCGCAGTCTTTGCAGGAACGCTCCTGGTCTTTGATTCTCTCTATGTAAGCCTTCCCGTCTTACTCACAAAACTAGGATACAAGTTACCCAAATGGATTGTCGTACAACGAGAAGCCTAACTTCGTATAGCACGATCACGATTTCTATGGATATAGGCAAATATCCCTAGAAGAAGCGCGCTAAAGACGGCATTCACTACCGTGGGGATTTGCACAGAAGAGCTTATACTTGCTACCTGTTTAAGACACGGCATCTAATTGTATAGACATCTTCTGTATAGATAGAATGGTCAGAAGGACACGACGAGGGAAAACCAAATGGCCATACCCGGGACCTAATCAGTGTCATCCTCGCGTACAGTTCACTGACTGTGGCTGCTTCCCCAAAGAGGATATCGATAAAGCAAAGAAGATTCTCAATGTATCGACGTTAGAAGAACTTGGCCAAGCCGTTGGGGTTGATCCTAAGCATCAACGCTCCTTCTTAGCCGCCCTCCCCTTCACTCAAAAACGGAAAGACGCCCTGGCCAAATATCTTCGCCCAGCCTATCCTCCTGCCTGGAAAGAGAAACCAAAAGAATGGCTCGACAGCAATGATATTCGCTACGTTATGGAACAATATGAAGAGGCTCGTCCGGAATTTATGTTTCTGGGTCCCTTCCCTATTGACTTTGCATCTCCCGACCCCCAGCAGAAAGATACCTGTCTCATTGAAGAAATGTGTGAACTTAATGTTGACCGTGAAGAAGCAAGAGGGAAAAAGTATATTGGAATCGTCTTCAACCTTGATCCCCACGACAAGGATGGATCGCATTGGGTCGCTGCCTTCATCGACATTGTGAAAAACAAATGCTACTATTTCGATTCCTATGGAATGCGACCCCCCAATCAAATCTACAGGTTCATGCAATGGTTAACGATCCAAGAACCAACGATGGAATTGGCACGGAATGGGGCACGCTTCCAACGCTCCAAATCAGAATGTGGAATGTTTTGTATGTATTTCATTGCTTCCATGTTATACGGAATGGACTACCAACCCTTCTGTGTCGGACGTCCC